GGTCCAAAAGGCCCTGCCGGACTCGTTGAAGTTTATCTGAGCTCCTGGCGAATTGTCCAAGGTCCATCGCTCCTCCTCCATATTCTCGCAAAAATCCCATCTGCCATCCGAGTGACAGAGTGTTGAGTACAGCGATATCTTTGAACCACCGTTTCCAGAATAAAGTGTTATATGCCATCTCTCCATAACGGTTCTCGGCACTCTTTGCGAGCTTACGAAGGGCGAGCTGGCGGGCCGCTCGATCCTCAACCAGTTCCGGATTCCGCTCCAACAGCGTCTGGACATCTTGAAGATACGAAGCTCCTTTGAGCATCGGAATCCACTCTTCAAAGATTGGTTTCTGCGCCGCGCTCAGAAGCGCCCAGGGGGCATGCCAAGTCGCACGGGTTACATCCCAGGCCAGAGCGCCTGGCTTCCGCATACGAAAACTTCCATGTGCATCCAGCCAAGCATTCACAAAATTCTGCCGAGCATTCGTGCGATACTGCGGGCTCATGTCTAGAATCAGCCCACCGTCCACAAGATGTTGAAGAGCTTCTGTGTCAGAAGCGTTGAGAGCATCTTTCGAGATCTGCCCGCGGAGTGCTTTAAGCACCCGCCAGCCGACCTTCGGATTCGAGTAGAAAGGATCAATCCCGGACTTAAGCATCTTCGCGAAGCCCACAACCGGATTCACTTTTCCAGAAAGCATACCGGAGAGTTGCCTCGTCATCGTCGCAGCGATGTCGATTCCAACTATATGCATTGGGTGGAAGAGACTCAGAGATAATCTCACCGGCACAATAAGGTTCTTCGCCCGCATGAATCCTCTAAATCCTGTCCCCACCAGAGTCTTGTCGGACCAGAGACTCTTAGATCGAAAAGCATTCTCAAGCACCACCGCGGCTTGGTTATCTACCCAGAACACATCTCCATTCGGTGCCCGCCAGCGAGTGGTATTACCCGGCTGCTTGTTCCCTTCCGTCTCCTCAAACCGCAGCGAAGCCTTGCCTTCAGCATCAATATCCTTGATCAGCTTCGTCCCACCTTTGACCTTAAGCGTAGCCAGTCCATAGCTCGCGAGATCATTCAGAATTCCTATATTCATCTCTGCCAGGTCCGAGGCTTGTTGGCGGGCCAGAATAATATCCTCCGGCGTATCGAACTTCGGAGTGAAGCCCGCAGCGATAGCTTGATCGTAAAGATCGAAAGAACGATCTTTGATGAATCCCGGATCTCCCCACTTCCCTCCATACCGGCGGTTAAAGAATTCGCTCACTCCTTCCTGATCTGTGAAGAGATGTGGGAGATAGTTCTCCCTCGGGTCATACTGAATCCCATTCGCTTTATCCTGGGCGTAAGTAGAATCCAGCCAGGCTCGATACTTCCGCGAGAGCTTTGCGAGCTCTGGATCTTTAAAGACTTCTCCCTTCTCAAACTTAGTGATAAACTCCTTCGTCAGATCCGGTCTCGCCCGCCAGAAATTAAACCTGGTCTTCGATCCGTATCTCCAAGCCGCTGTCTTCTGCATCTGCTCCGTAATCCGCGAAGCCACAACCGACGCTGCGAGCTTCGCATTCTTCCCTAACGCCTCCGGCGCGACTGTCCGAAGAATCCCTTCGATCGTAAGTTGCAGCGCGGAACGAGCTTCGGACAGACTCTGCTTCGCCCCTCGTCGGCTAACCTCAATCGACTGCACCTGCGGGTGCAGCCCAGTCGCCGCTTCCATCTCTCCTCTCGTAATCGTTCCTCCTTCCTGTGTATGCGCCACTACAATATCCCTAAAGTCCTGTCCCTTCGTTGCCTCTCCCGCTCCTTGCATCCTCATAATCCTCGAGCCCACGCTCAACGCCTGGTTCAAAAGCTGTAGGTCGTGGGGTCGAGTTAAGCCCAAATGCTTTCCTATCATCACCCCAAACTGCTGAAGCATGTTCTTGAACTTATACCCAGGCGAGGCGTATTTCTCTGAATTCGCCATGAACTCTTGCAGATGCGGGTTGGAGAACATTTCTGCCAAGAACTCATATCTCTTAATCTGCGGCTGCCAAGCCTTCTCCCATCCGGAGAGTTTATGGTACTCCATATCCATAGGAGTATGTTCGGGCTGAATCCCATACCCCACCTTTTCCCAAACCGCCGATCCAAGTCCAGCCCTCGACCATCTCAGTCGCGTCTCTGCAATAACTCCATCCAGCTCCCTAATCAACGCATTCTTCGGTTTATGAGAGAGCTTAATGACTTCACCATCCGTCAGCTTCGATCCTTTCGCTGCCTCCGCTGCTTTAAGCTCTGTCTCCATCAGCGTGTCAATCATGTTCACAGTCGTCGCGTGGTACATCTCATGCGAGAGTGAATGGATGATTTCTGGCTGACCCATCTTTATCTGAATCTCATGCGTGGATGGAGTGTAGACACCAAGACTCTGCACGTCCCAGCCAGCATGATCGCTAAACTTAATCTTCACACTCTCATCTATATGATCGAAGAGAGTTTGCAGGAACTTCTTCGCATATCCTTGAGAGTGAGGAAGCATTTGCCCGATCAGCAACTTCGCATTAACGCTAGTTCCAAGGGGGAGTTTATTCAGCGTCTCTGCAAGGTTCTCTTTCACTCCCTTAAACCCCATGCTTTTGTCCAGAGCCAGTGAAACTGACTTCTGCTCCGCGGGAGTGGCGGAGCTATGCAATGCCTCACTCGCGGTGCGCAGGGCCGCTGAATCTCTTTCCACCCCCAAGAGCTTTAAAGCCTTTGGCCCTGGTCCGAGAATTTGCAGCGCATTCAGCGCTGGGTCCACCAGCCCTTCAAGATTCCGGATCGCTTCTCCAGCTTCATTCGAGTCTTTCTTCCCTTGCCCGCTCTCCCACATCTCCCGACGCTGTGCCGGAGTCCACTCCTGCCACTTGCTTGTAAGGTCAGCGAGCTTACCCAGACTCTGCTTCATCGGCCCAGCGATGTCCTCGTCGATGCTCGCCTGCACTGGAGCCCAGAGAGTACTGAGAACGTCGAGAGCGACCTTCGGTCCCTGAAGCATATCCCCCGCCTGCGCAGGCTCTTTCCAGTCTTTCTTCAACTGATCCAGCGCATCGGAGGTATATTTCCGCATTATCTGGTTGTTCGCAGGGTTGAGGCTCTGGGCCACGCTCTGTCCTAGTCCCTTAAGCTTCGCCATCGCAGGCTTGCCTGCAGCTTTAACCTCAGCCAGAAGTCCAGACAAAGGACTCTTCGGCGGGACCGCCGGCTTCGCCGTGCCGAAGACGTCAGAGATAGAGGTACCGAGGCCGGTTTTAGGCGCATCCTGAACCGCCGGCAGAGCCGCCGGTGCTGCTTGCCCGAAGACATCTGAAACCGGCGTACCGAGGCTATTGCTCATCGAGAGTCTCGTTCTCTGAATCAAGCTGGTCTAGCTGTTCTTTTGTATAAAACTTCCCCGCGAGGTATAGTTGAGGCTTGCCCTGAACTATGTACCACTGATTCTGCATAAGGCCTTCCGGAGTCTTCGGCAGGTCTAAAGGATTCTCCGCATTCCCTCCTTTCAAACCCTTGAGCCCTCGCAGCCCGTTATAAACCCCGTCCTTCTTCGCTTGTTGGTAGGCTCGAACCGACGCCTCGCTCAAGGTCAGATGTTGCTGCTGAATCATTCTCAGCATCTCTTCCGCCACCGGCCTTGACCGCACCCTGATATCCGCCGGATCTGCCCCGATAAAGTCTCTGGTCGCTTGGTCAGAGATAGCCTGAAGCTGCCCGGCGGTAACCGGCTTCGCACCTTCCTTCTTCAGCTTTATCTCTCGCTCTTTCGCGATCTGATTCCTCTCTTTCTCCAAAGCAATTCTCTGCTCATCAATCTTCGTCCGCTGAACCGCCTGTTTTTCTTGAAACTGCCTGTACTGACTCGTCGCTCGATCCCGGGCGGTAGTCACAGAATCTTTAATCTGCGCCAGCAGCCCTGGCCGCCAGGGTGTCTTCGCAAGATTCTGAAACGCTGGATCTTTTTGTGCCTGCGGGTACTGCGCAAGCATGGTCTTCAGCGCTTGGTGATAGCCCTGCGGGCTGTCTGGCACAGAGTCCAAAATCCCCGCAAACGTATCGAGCCTCTTGCTCTGCATCTGATATTGTTTATAGGCAACGTCCGCACCGCGGGACTGGATCTCCGCCGCATGCCCGGCGGTCACCGCTGCCTCTTGTGGGTTCCCAGACTCCGCTTGAATCACCGCCAGGTCGTTCAAAAAGCCCGACATCTGATCCGGACTTGGACTCCGTCCTCCTCCAAAATGCAGCCCATTCATCAGCTGCATCATCCTCATCTGCTGCGCCAGAGCAATCTTATCCTTCATCAATCCAACCTGCATGTCCTGCAGTTTAATCCCACCTCCCTGTATCGCCTGCGCATTCAGCTCAACATTCTGCTGCGCCAGCGCCTGATCCGTCATCCCCCCCGCGACAGAGCCTAAAGTCGGATTTGCCATCTTACGCTCCAAACGCTGGCAAGCCAGCGATAGTTTGACCAGAGGTTCCGACTTGAGTCGTGCCGTTGAGCGCTCCGCTCTGCCACTGGCCAATGAGTTGAGTCAAAACTGCATCCACCGATCCGCCAGCCTTGGTGCCGTTTGAAGACACTATATCTCCAGGATTCACATAACCACCTTTAGCTTTCAACCAGGGCTGAACTACCTGAGAATAGATCTGACTCGGACTCGAGTTCTGTTTAAGCTTCCCTGAGCCTATCGCAGAATTAATCTGCCCCGCCATCTGCGTCATCAGATTCCCTTCTCCCATCCTTCCGAAAGCCAGCTCGAGGTTAGTGGAGTGGCCAGGGGAATTGTTCTTCGCATCCATCATGCCTGCGAGGAGCTGATATCCCTGACTCGGAGAGAGCTGTGAGGCAAGGGCAGGATTCTGCGAGAGCTGCGGAACGGCCTGATTCCAGTTCAGGGTCTCGGGGTCATTTCGACCTCCGCCAAAAGCGGAGCTTACTGCACCAACTGCGCCTCCGATTACTCCTCCTATTAAAGCGAAAACTGGCCCTCCAATAGATCCAATTGTAGCACCAGTCTCGGCTCCAGATAAAGCATCTGAGCCTGTGTTACCAGACTGCCAGTTTTTGCCAAACTCGTAAAGAGCGAGTGGAGCCGCAGCATAGCCGAGTCCTCTGCCAATTAAGCCGGCGGTTCCACTAGACAGAAGTCCTGCCTTCGCTGCACCGAGTGTAGCGAGCTTACCCGCGCTGATACCGGCTTCTGTATCGCCTGCAACTCCTCCAGATTGAAGACCTTGGTACAGTCCTAGAACTGATCCGCCGATTCCGGCGGCTCCGGAGAGCCGTGCGTTCCCCGATATTCTCCCTGCTAACCCAGCGGATCCTACCGCTGCACTCGCGTACCCCGCTGGAGATCCTCGTGCTAATCCAGCTCCTATCCCCAATAACGACCCTCCCGTCTGCATCGCAGATCCAATGTTCTGTCCGGCGGTCGGTGTGGCGGCTTGCCCGCCAGCGCCGCTAGGGCCTGAGAACATACTAGACAAGTCCAGATTGGACGAGTCTCCGCCACCTCCTCCGGCGATCGACGGGTCCATACTGTTAAACCCGCTAGAATTAAACCCTGTGTCGAAGCTGTACCCAGTTCCGCCTACATCCGAAGGTGTCGCTCCGCCGGTCAGAGAAAGGTCCAGGTTCCCCAGATTCGACGTGTCTCCGATCAAGTTATCCAGTCCACTGAGGTTCGAGCTCCCTCCAGTCGTATCTCCGCTAAAGAGCTTACCCAAAGATCCTACCAACCCACCTGCACTTCCGATAAGCCCGCCGGCGGAGCCGCTCCCGAAGAGCGAGTTCAGCAACCCTTGAATCGAACTCCCCGTCCCTGTGCTCGCCGCACCAGATGTTCGTAACGCTTCAGCTAAAGCATTCGCGCTGTTTGGAATACCTGAAAGTTCACCGAGAGTCGAGACCTGTTGATTGTAGAACTGATCCGCCAGCCCTTGCCCATACTGCTCCAGATCCGTCATCTCTCCGCCAGAGCCTAAACCTTTCCCTCCTGGCGCAGCGGCGGAGCGGTCAATCGCTTGTGTGCCCTGGTTCATCAAGAACTGGTATCCAGGCAAGCTCGAGACCGAGCTTGGATTTCCCATCAGATCTTGCAGCTGCTTCGCGTAGCCTAACTGCTGCCCCTGAATCGCGGCGATGTTTGAGGTGGCGGAATTGGCGGTTCCTTGAAGATTTGAGGAGTTGATCAGTCCGTAAATCGAACCTCCGAAATTCGCGAGGTTCCCAAGCGTCCCGCCGATACCAGACATCATAGAAGGAGCTGCTGCCATTGAAATTACTCAGTACGTTGTGTAAGATATACTATCGAGGCTGAACCAGGTATTTCCAGGCACGCCCCTGATAGTCAGGTTTCCGTTTACTAGCATATCCATTCCTACTGTCGTGGTCGTCCCGGCATTGTCGCTGAACGCCATAAGGTCAAGAGAATAGGGCGGACGAAAGCCTGCTGGCACGTTAAGAAGTACTGTTCCGCTGGTTGTAGTTCCAGATTTAATCAACCCCCTTAACCTTACCACATTGAGAGCATCTATTGAATACTCCGCTGGCGCATAGCCCCCTCCGTAGTTCACCCAGCCGTTCTGCAGCGCCGCCAGCTGCCAAACTGGTTTAGTTCCTAGAGGTTTCAGCCACCGCCACCAGCGCAGGCCGATATTCAAGGACCTCGGTCCGAACAGCAAAGGTTCGCTAAGGTTCGGGATAGGATCCATCAGATCACTCCGAAGTCCATCTGCAGGTCGGCGGATCGACAACGAAGAGAGGTCGCGCTCGCGTGTCTATAGTGATAAGACCGTTTCTTAAAACTCCCCTCTCCATCCAGATAAGGTTCAACCTTGCTCAGATCTAATTTGCGGAAGTTACTCCAACTCTGCATGTCGTCATCAGAATGACGACAATACAAAGTACTGCCGTTTTGCTGATCCGCTCTCACATACATCCGGTGAAGAGTCTTACCTCGACGAGTACCGAAGTCGGTAGTCGGAGTGTAGATATCGACCGGCGCGATAACTCCATTGTCCGTCGGATAAGTATAGCACGAGTCAAAAGCGTAGATCTGTCCATTAGCTTGACTCACAAACTGATGCTGGAAGTTGGCGTTTACGCAGGTCCCAGACATCGGGAAGTAGTTTCCATTCGGATCAGTCCATTGATACCAAAGATTCTGGTCTATATCGTAGACCAGGGTGAGATTAGCTATGGTGTTAGTTATGCCGTAAAACCGATGGCCGAAGTGCTTGAAGACGAAGGAGAAAAAAGGATAAGCTGTGAAAGAGGGTGAGGCTGAAGCCAGCCAAGGGGTGAGAAGCTTTTCTATCGCCGGAGTGGAAATCACGCTTGGTGTGAGATTATCCACTCTTACAATCTGCATTGCTGCAGAGAGATTTGAACTCGGATACAGCAAAATATCGTCTATAACCTGAATCAAGTCATGAGCGACACACCCGTAGGCATTGGTGGCTCCGGCGATCGGGCTTAGCGGAGAGCCTGTGGGATTCCCTGCATCGTAGAAGACCTCCATACTTGCCGTCTTCAGCGCAATGATATAGCTTAACTGCCGAACTAACCCCACTCCCCAGCCCGCGACGTTTTGCGCATTAACAACATTCAACGCAGACCAAGTGGTTGGATCATTCAGATTACTTCCATATATATTACAGTTCTCATCCATGAAATAAACTGTGCCGTCTAAAGTTGCTACGCCAACTATGAAAAGCCCACGGGAAAGTCCAGTGGCAATTATAGTAATCGTAGTTCCGACTAATGTGTAAAGTTCATTTCTGTTTATTATATTTGGATTTCCAGGAGAAGTGAAGACCAGATATCGAGTTGGCCCTTGAACTTCTGTAAAATTCCAATTCCCCGGACTGTCCGGAATTCCACCGCCAGGAAGCTGTGTTCCGTTAAGATAGCCCCAAGCTGTAGTCCCATTCCCGATTATACTGATCGCTTCTTCCGAGGCGCCAGCAATAGGGCTTGCAATGTAGTTACTATACATCCCTCTTCCAATCCCGCCGGCCAGCGGCCCTGGGTTCATCGGTGCAGTTGTGAACCCGATCCTCTTCTCAACCTCCCACTCACCCGTCTCCGGATTCTTCTCCGCAATCGCGTTCACCAGTCTTGAGTCTCGAGTCCAGTCGGATGAACGATTCGCAGGTTGTTGTACGAGCGGCCAGCGAAGTGGCTTCCGCATCGTCATTGCTTGGGGGTCAGCGCTCATTTCCCAAACCTCGACGGAAGCATCATTCTCTGATCAGGCTGAGGGAGGATCGAAGTCTCGAGCTCTGCGTCAGACTCCTCCAAAACCTCGAGCATCATTCCTGCCTGTGCTGCGCACTTCTGCTGAACTGCAATCGGCTGGCCTGTGCAGACTTGATCCGCCAGAGCCCAGCCAAGGTATCCTGCCCACTCCGGCGGAAAGTTCATCTGATCAGTCAGACCGACGAAGTTCGTCACCTGGTTCTTTAGCACAACATGCAGAGTTCCTGTCGCTTCATTCACATCAGGAACAAGCCAAGTGTTCACCACGAGATTACTCTGCTGTGGGTCAACGAAGATTTGAGTGACCGGCCCTTGCTGAGTAGTAACAGAGAGCATGTCCCACTCATTGCGAGAGATATTAAAGACGGGCCGTCGAGTGCTACCCATAGCCGCGGAATAAATATAGTACTGATCCTCGATGCTTTGCGGCTTGTACTGGGCACCAGGAGATACTACCGCACCAAGCACATATGCGCTCGTCCCCGCGACCAGCGGAATTGCGTAGTCGTTCAGGAGCCAAAGCCGGCGGCCCCGCCGAGTCTGAACATTGATAAGCTGGTTGAGAATCCGCATGCAGCGGGCAGCTCGCTCCGGGTCAGGATCCTGGCCCACAGCCAAAATACACGCCTTATCCGGACCCAACGCATCAAGGATAATTGCGTTGGTAGTGTTCTCTGTACTTGGTAATCCGCTCATTGTTTGTCAAAGTCCAGAATAAACATGAAAGCCTTTGGCGCATCCACTCCCACCGCTCGCATCCAGATCTTTTTCTCCCAGTGCGTTACCCGCGGTGATCTCATCCCTTCA